TAGTTTTAGGACCTTTATATAACAAAATAAGAAAATCAGGATTTAAAGTAGGTGGTCAACTAGAAGTGAACAAGGAGATGAAGACAGAGCTGTCGACCAAGGCGGGCGAGACCGATGCCGCACAGAAGGCGTTGAAGAAGTCGAACCAGGCCCCTCCGGCCGGACGCCCTGCGGCAGCTGGACGTCCAGCCGGAGGTCCATGACCTGTTCCACTACATCGACCACCCAGAAGGGGAGTCCTCGCCACAGTATGACCAATCCCATTTTAGAAGGTAAATAACGCATCGAATTTTTACAACAATAATAAGTGATTTAGAGACAAAAATAGTCTACAGTAAATGCGATAAAACATAAATTTAAAATTATACTTTATATAAGTTAATCAAATGTAATTTTAACTGTAACATTATTTTTATTTAATCCTCTTGAAGCAGATTTAGATAATTCTTGTCTTTTTTTTCTTGCTTTACTTTGTGAATTTGTATTTTTTGGTTTCTTAATAGAAGTATTCATATCTTCTTCTATTTTTTCATAATTATTTTTTATATATTCAATTACTAAATTATCTATAGCCCATTTAAAAAAATTTAATTGTCCTATGGTAGTAGATATCTCATATTGTTTACATTGGAAGTTAATTCTATTTCTTCTGCAAAAAGGATCAAAATTTTTTTTACTATAAGATTTAAGTTGTGATTTATAAGATTGATAAATATTTATTTGTCTATGAAGTTCATTTGGATTACTATTATTTATAGTTATTTTACCAGTTGGTGTAATATATAAAGGATAGTGTATATTAAACTTTTTTGAATAATTTGTAACAAACCAATCTATTATTCTTAATGAAATTTTATTTGAATATAATATTTCATTTAATTTTTCTATATTTTTATCTGTATTATAAAATTCTGTTAATGCTTGATATAGTAAAATATCATTTGTAATATTTAATTCCATTTTTTGTATAAATATTATTAAATTATCTTTAAATTATGTTTTCATTTTCTTTATTACAAAATAATATTTTTTCTCTTAAATAACATACAAATGTTAATCGCGTATATTTAGTATAAATTCCTTCTGTTCCTATTTTTGGATTATCTTTAAATTCACTTTTTATTTTTTTATTATAGTCTATATCTTCTTCTGTTTCATATATTTCTGTATTTGCGTGCCATTGGTGTACATCCATAGCAGCAAAATCATTATTTCTTAAATCAATCGCTACTCCAAATTGAGGAAATACTGTATAACCTCCATGATATTTTCCTTTTTCAATTACTGTTAAATTACCAAAACCTTCTTTAAAATCATTTCCATCTTTATGTAGAGCGGTTCTAAAATTTCTATTTATAGTTACTGTTGAAAAAGATGTATTATCTATTTTTAAATTTGGTTGTTTATTTGCTCTATCTAATTGTTTTTTATATCTATCTGGTGTTAATTCTTTGAATAATTCATCAATTCTTTGTAAAAATGGTATACCATTTTTGTATTGTTCAAAAAATACTTTTGTAAAATGTGTTAATCTACAAGGTAATTTTGTAAAACTATTAATAGATTCATAATATCCAATTGGGCTTGATAAAACTTGATTATTTACTTTCATTTTACTTTTTTCTCCTTTTTTATTTATATATTTAGTCCACCATTTTATAGTATCAACTAATTCTCTTTGTTTCCAATATACACTTTCTAAATTTATAGGTCCAGCAGCAGCACCTCTTCCTCTACTTGGTTTTGCTAAATCTTTATAAGAATCCCAAGCTAAATCTATTAATTCATCTGATATTACATTTTTTCTAAATTTTAGTAGTAATTTTTTTTCATTATTTTCGTCTAAATAATATACATCAGTATCACTATTTATTACAGGATGTTTTATAAATGAATTATCAATCCAAGTTCCTTCTAAATCAGATACTTCTTTATCAGTTAATATTTTTTTAATAATAAGTTCTTTTATCATATTATTAAATTAAGAGATAAAAATAAAAAAAAAATAATTTTATTAAAAGATATCACTTTTACTCATATATAATAATACTATTATTATTAATAATATTACAATTACACATCTATAAAATATAGCATCATTTATATTATCTATATTATCATCTATACCATTATTATTATCATCATTATTATTATCATTATCATTATCTTTATCATTATCTTTATTATTATCATTATCATTATTGTTATCATATTCTTTCATATGTAAGTTGTATGCATCTAAATATGAAATTTGTGGTTTTCCGGTTTCATAATTAACCATATTATGTAAATCAACAGTCCAATTAAATAAACTTTCAGTTGTATCTAAATAATTATCAATTGGATATTTCTCTATATTAATTCCATAGTGTCTGGCACAAGCATCACACGGTAATACATATTTGAGTGATTTAAAAAAATTAGAATATTCCCTTTTTTGTTGAAAAGATGGATTTTTAGGATAATTTAATGCTATTGCGTGTATAAAAAACCAAGCTTTCGGTCCCCATATTTTTGGATTCATATTTATTATATAGAAGAAATATAAAAAAAAAATATATAAAAAAATTAATTGTATATTTTAAATGAGTAATATAAGTTATGGTGTAATTTTAATAAAAAATGAAAAAGATGTAAATAAGATATTAATGATTAATAGGAAAGATTCATTATGTTATATAGATTTTATAAGAGGAAAATATAAATTAAATAATGAAATATATTTAGATAAATTATTATCAAGAATGTCTAAAATAGAATTAGAAAATATAAAAAATAAAGATTTTAAAGTATTATGGAAAAATTTATGGAATATACCAGATAGTGATATAAATTATGAAAATAAAAAAGAATATATATTATCAAATAATAAATTTAATAAAATTAAAAATAATTTAAATTTAGATTCAAGTAATTATAATAATTCTGAATGGGAATTACCAAAAGGAAAAAAAAATAAAAATGAATCAAATAAAGATACTGCGTGTAGAGAATTAGAAGAAGAAACAAATATAAAACCAGAAGATTATATATTAATCCAAAATATGATCCCATTAACAGAAAAATTTGTTGGTGAAAATAATATTGTTTATACAAATATTTATTATTTTGGTATATGTTTAAATGATTCAAATATATTTTTAAATAAAAAAAATAAAGAGCAAATTAATGAAATTAAAGATGTTAAATTTTTTAGTAAAGAAGAAGCTATTAAAAAGATACGAGATTATAATTTAAGTAAAATTGATATAATTGAAAATACTTTTGATTTTATAGATAATACTAATTTTGAAATAAAATAAAAATATTTAATAATATGGATACATTAGAAAAAAAACTTAAAAAACAAAATAAATTATTTTTAGATATTAGAAATAATTTAGAAACTAAAGACTATAATGAATTGTATGTAATTTATAAGTATTATAAAAATTTAAAAAATTTAGAAGATGATAGATATTTACAAGATGTTTTTGAAAAATATACAATTAATTATAAAAATAGTGATTTATTAATATTTGAGATATTAAAAATTATTAAAAAAGTAATAGATGAAAAAACAATAGATGAAAAATTAGATTATAATAATTATCCTGATTATAATAATTTAAATTTTATTAATAAAATAAATAATAAATTAGAATTTAATTCTTTAGTAATTGATAATCTAGATACAACTTCATGCAATAATTTAGAAACAAATCAAAATTTTTTTGAATTAGCTCCATACCAAATATTTTTAAAAAATTTTTATTCTAGAGAATCTCCCTATAAGAGTTTATTAATATATCATGGTACAGGAGTTGGTAAAACTTGTAGTGGTATATCTATTGCAGAAAATTTTACAGATACAAATGATAAAATTATAATATTGGCAGGACCAAATATTATTAATAATTGGAAAAATACTATTTTAAATACTGATAAAGACTCTAACCAATGTACAAGTAATAAATATATAGATTTATTTAATAATGATATTAAAAATAAAAGTAAATCTGTATCTAGGATAAAAAATAAAATATTGAGTAATAATTATGAATTTTATGGTTATGGTGAATTTACAAATAAGATAAATGATTATATTAAAAATTATATTTCACCTGACATGAAAGATAATATTGAATTATATGAACAAAAAGCTATTCGTGAATATTTTAATAATAAATTATTAATAATAGATGAAATTCATAATATTAGAACTGAAAAAGAAAAATTATCAAGAATTATATTAAATACATTACATAAAATAGTAAAATATAGTAATAATATGAGATTATTAATATTATCAGCTACTCCTATGTATAATTCATCTGCTGAAATTGTATGGTTATTAAATTTATTATTATTAAATGATAATAGACCAGAATTAACAGATAGTGATATTTTTAAAGATAATATATTAACAAAGAAAGGTAAAGAAATATTAAATAATAAATGTAGGGGTTATGTATCTTATATTCGAGGTAATAATCCAAAAACATTTCCTTATAGATTATATCCTTCTATTAATCAAATAACAAAAAATAATATAATTAAGAAATTTCCATCTAAAAATCCTTTTAATGTTAAAATATCTAGTAATGATAAGATTGAATATCTTAAAGATAAATTATATGGTTGTAAATTTAGTGAATATCAAAAAGATATTTATGATAACTTTATTAAAAATAATCCAAATAATAAAAAAATATATGATAATCAATTACACCAAATATCTATATTTACATATCCATTATTAACAAATAATTTAAAAGATACTTTTGGAATAAATGGATTAAAAAGATGTTTTGATGAAAAAAATGGTATTTATAGTTATAAAAAAAATATAGTAAAAGATAAAAAAATAGAACATTTTTTAAAATTAGATAAATTAAAAAATTATTCTTCTAAATTTCATTTATTATTAGAAACGATTAAAAATACAAAAGGTATAATATTTATATATAGTAGATATATTTCAAGTAGTATTATACCATTAATGTTAGCTTTAGAAGAAAATGGTTATGGTAAATATAATAATAAAGATATATTAGATAAAACAGGTAGAAAAATTGATAAAATATCATATAATGGTTATACAGAAAATGAGTGTAAAAAATTAAAAATACCATTCAAACAAGCTAAATATATAGTATTATCTGGTGAAGATTCTATATCTAAAAATAATATAGAAGAGTTAAAAAAATTAAATAATTCAAATAATAAAAATGGTGAAAATATTAAAATAGTAATTGGATCAGAAGTTACTAAAGAAGGTATTGATATGAAAAGGATTAGAGAAATACATATATTAGATCCTTGGTATCATTTAAATAGAATAGAACAAATAATAGGTAGAGGAATAAGATATTGTTCTCATCAAGATTTGGATGAAAAACAGAAAAATGTTACTATTTATATGTATTGTTCTTATTATTCATCTAATATAGAAAGTAGTGATATGTATATGTATAGAAGGGCAGAAATAAAATCAAGAGATATTTTATCTATAGAAAATGTATTACAAAAAAATGCAATAGATTGTTCTATATTTAAAAATTTAAATGAAATTGATGAAACTAAATTAATAGATGAAACTATTGAAACATCACAAATTACTAATAAAAAAGATGGATATAATAAATATCAAATAATAGAAAATTATAATCCATATAAGAAGAAATATTTTAATTTATTGTGTTCTGAATATTGTAATTATAAATGTAATAAAAATAAAAAAATAGATAAAAAAATAGATAAAAAAATAGATATAGATACATTAAATAAAAAACATATAGATAATATTTTCAAAATAGTTTATAAATATATAGCAGCATTATATAAAAAACAATTAGTTTATGATGTAGATACATTAATAAATATTATTAAATCATATATAAATATTGATAAACATGTATTATATTTGTGTTTAGATAAAATAATAAATGAGAAAATCATGTTGCAAAATGAAAATAATACTAATGGTTATTTAATTTATAAAAATAAAAATTATATATTTCAACCAAATAATTTAGAAGAAGATATATCATTTTATTATAGAGATAAATCAAAACAAGATATTAATGAATATATAACTTTTAAAACAAAAGATAAAACACAAAAAGTAGAGAAAAAAACATTAAAAAAAGATAAAAAAGATATTAAAATTGAATATAGTATTAAAAAAATAAAAAGTAAAATAGAAAAAGGTTTAAAATCATTAGATATATTTAATAATATTTCTTGGTTATCTGATGATATTAAATATCAATATATTTTAGATAGATTACCTATTTTATATAAAATTCATTTATTATATTTTATAATAAAAAATATAGATTTTTCAGATATATATGATATTAAAAGTTATTTTATACCAAATTTTATTTATAAAAAGGGAAATTATACATTAGATAATGATAAATATTTAAATAATCCAATTGGATTTTATCTGAATGATAATAATACAATTAAATATTATTTGATTAGTGGTAATACTACAGTTAGTGAAGCATTATTAAGTGATATTACTTCTATTGAAAATACAATAAATGTAGATATATATATAGATTATTTGAATGATATTTTTGATTATGATTCATATGGTTATGGATTTTATAATAAAAATAAAGAGATAGATATTAAAATTAAAAATAAAAATAAGAGTAGAGGAAGGGATAAATTAGGTTGTCGAATATGTAATTCAAATGATTTTAAATTACAGGATATTAAAGATTATATTCAAAATATTACTACAAATGAGGAAGAATATAGTAAATTAAATAGAAAAAATTTATGTATATATATAGAATTATTATTTAGATATAAATCTATTACAGAAGATAAAAAATATTATATAAATATAGATAATATATTATTAGCAGATATTATTATTAATAATTTATAATTTAAATTAGATAATTTGAATTTATATAAAAATATATTTATTAATAAATATAAATGAGTTTATCATACATTAATCTTCAAAAATTAAGTAAAAAGATAAATATAAAACCAGATGAATTAAACAAAAATATAAATGAAATAATTCATTCAAAATTAAAAGAATTCAATGAAGGTTATTGTGTAGATGAAGGTTATATTATTAAAAATTCAATAGATATTATAAATAAATCAATTGGTCATATTATTAATTTAAATAATAAATCATTTATTCAATATTTAGTTAATTATACTGCTATAATTTTATCTCCAAAAGAAGATGATATTATAAATTGTTATGTTGATAACATTAATAAATTAGGTATAATTGCATATATAAAATTATCTGAATTACTGAATACATTAGATAATAGTTCAATTAATTTAGATAGTAATATAGACAATTTTATAAATAGTCCTTTAATTATAATAATACCAGAAACAGATATAGATGATATAGATAAATATAATAAAAATGATAATATAAATATAAAAGTTAATGCTGTTAGAATTAAATATAATTCTGATAAAATACAATTAATTGGTTCAATGATATAAATTATTACTTTTATTATACTTTTATTAATGTTTAAATTTTTTTTAATTATTCTATATTATTATTAAATATGAATAATATAGAATATAATATAGAAGATAATATAGAAGGTACTATAGAAGATAATATAGAAGGTACTATAGAAGATAATATAGAAGATAATATAGAAGATAATATAGAGGGTACTATAGAAGATAATATAGAAGATCTAAATATTTCTAATAAAAAATTATATATTTATAATAAGATTAATAATTTAAGTATTAATAGTAATATATTGTTAGATTATGTTATATCAAATAATTTAAAATATACTAAAAATAATAATGGTATATTTATTAATTTATATTCTGTTGAAGACTTACATATAGAAAATATGTATAATATTATAATTAATAAGATTAATTATACTAATTTAATTAATTCAGAAGATTTTAATTTAGATAATAAAATAAGTATAGATGATTATAAAATTAAGGATAATATAGAAAAAGATACATATAAAGATATAGATAAACTGGTATTTGATGAATATGATACAGATATAATATTATTTTCAAATAATTAATTTGATATTTAAGATTATATAAAGATTATATTCTAATTATTTTAAAATATGGAGTTATTAAGTATTAAAAAATCCTCAGAAAACTATGTATCAAAAATATTAGATAGTAATTATATTCAAACATATAATGTTAAAAAAAAGGTAAATACATATTGTGAAATAGATAAATATTATTCATCAATTGATGAATTAATTATATCTTTAAAAGAACCTGATTATTTATTAACAGATACAAAAGATTTATTTTTAAATAAAATTAAACTAGATATTGCTAATAAATTAGATGAAGATAAAAATAAATATTATGATAAATATAATTATTCAAAACAGTTTAATACTAATGTAATTCAAAGTGGATTACAGGATATTAATATGTTATCTACATTAATTTATTTGAGTGATTACTATAATATAAATGTATTTATATATCATAAATTAGGTAATGAATATTATAATTATATAGATAAAAATGAAAAAAATGTTTATGTAATATATGATAATACTGGATGGATATTATCTGATACTAATTTTGATTTAGATAAAATAGATATTTTATCAATGCATGCTTTTACTAAACAAGCATTCATTAATAATAATTTAAAAAATAAAAATGCTTATAAAAGTCATTTGCAACCAATTAGTAAATATAAAATGACCGAATTAACAAAAATAGCAGAGGAAAATAATGTTTTATTAGTAGATAAAAATGGAAAGAAAAAAATTAAACAAAAATTATATGATGATATAAATTATAAATATATATAAATATAAATTTGAAAATATATTATATAATATAATTAAAGTATGATTTTCATAAATGATAAAAGAGATGAAGACATATATAATATGTTGGAAGTATCTATAAAAAATAAAAATATAGAATTTGAATTATTATATGGTAAAAAAAGGGTAAATGAAAAAATTATATCTACAATTACAAAAGAAGATTTTCATAAATTTTTAGATTATTTTAATGAAAATTATAATTTTTATGAAGATATAAATACATTGGATATTAAATATTTAAGAAAAGATAAATTTAAATCAGAACAAAGTGATAAAAGACTAACTATTTCTGGATTAGAAGATATTAAAAAATATTGTTTAACGAATATTATTTCTTCTGATATGAACTTATTGATAATAGATAAAAAAAAACATGAAATAGATGATATTAAAAATACATATATTAGTAGAGATTATAACTATAAAATAAATTTAAAAAAAGAGGAAGTAATAACAGACAATATTGATGAAATAATAGATACATTTAATACTAATAAAAAAATTTTTAGATATAAAAAGAGATTTAGTTATTTAACAAATAATAAACTATGGAGAATAGATTTGACTGTTGTTAAATCATCTAATTTTAATACTAAATTTAATACATATGATTATCATGATTCATTTAAAAATGCTAATATTTTAAATAGAAAGGAAACATATGAATTAGAAATTGAATATGTTGGATCTACAATTAAACTAAATACAGGATTATATGCTATAGAAAATTTTATAAAAAATAAAGATTATTTTAGTGATAATCCAAATATTTATAATCCATTTCATAATAAAATTAATTTATCATCAGATAAAGATTATACTTTTGATAAAGAAACTACATCAACTACACCAAATTATAAAGAATATATCAATAAGAGAGTCCAAATATTAGATACATATTGGGATAAAAATACAGATGAAAAAATAAGGGAAGATATTGGAGATAATGATGTTATTATTAAAGAAGTATTTAGTAATTATGATGGTGATTATGGTACAGGAATCTATGTAAAAATAGAAACATTAGATGATATATCTTTAATTATACCAGTAGATGATATTGATTTTCTTGAAGGATTATATAAAGGTGGTGCAACAGATGATTCTATTGATATTATAATTGATGATATAAATTTAGATGAATTATCAATACCAAAGGAATTAGAAGGGAAAGAATATATAAAAGAACAATGGTTCCCAAATTTAGATAGTATATTTCGAGGAGTAAAATATACGATGAAAAAAAATCCATCTAAAAAGGGTGAAGATTATTTTAGATTAGCACATTTAGTTAAATATATTGATACTAATAAAGAATTAGTTATTAGTAAATCAATTGCAGACAAATATAAATTAGGTTCTATTAAAAAAGTATTACCTTATTTAGTTTATAAAAATGGTGCATATATTGTTAAATATAAAATTATAGATATAGGTGATGAGGGAATGGCTGATTTATCATTAGAAATATTAATAGATCAAGATGATAAAATTATAAGTAATATAATGGAGGAATTAAATGATTTATTTTATGATATATCTAGTTTTCATATTGATGAAAAAATAATAGTATCAAAAACACTCCAAAATAAAATATTAAACGAATATTATAAATTAACTAAACAAGATAAACGTGCGTACAAAACATTTGTTGGACCACAACCCAGTACTTTAAAATTAGAAAATTTATATAAAGAAAATCCTATTAATATTTTAGAAAATTATTTAGTTACTGAAAAAGCGGATGGAGATAGATATTTATTATATGTAAATAAAGAAAAAAATTTATATTTGTATAATAAAAAAAATGATATAATTGATACAGGCTTATATATACCTAAAATTAAGGGTGAATGGTTAGTAGATGGTGAATATATTAAAAAAGATAAGATGAATAATTCCATTCGTTTATTTATGATATTTGATGTTTATTATTGTGAATCAGATATATCTCAAAAAGCTTATTCCCATCCATTTATATCAAATAGTAAATTAAGTAGATTTGAGATATTAGAAACTTTTAAAAATTATTTATCAACAGTTGAAATTCGTTCAGATTATATAAATGAAGATAATAAAATAGTAATAGATTTTAAATCATATGAGAAAGGATTTATAAATAATGGAGAAAAAATTAAAGATAGTATTAAAAATAAATTACTAAAAGATATATTTCTACAATCTTCTAAAATATGGAATAAACAGCATTCATATCCATATAGTATAGATGGTTTAATATATTTACCTGCTAATTTACCGGTTAAAGCAGATTTAGATGGAAAAGTTGTAGATAAAATATCTGGTACTTGGAATTTAAATTTCAAATGGAAACCACCTGAAGAAAATACAATTGATTTTCATGTAAGTATTGTAAAAGAAATGGTTAAATCACAAAAAAGGGATAAAATTATTCCATTTTTAAAAGAAACTGATGGTATGGAAGTTATTTCAAAACATAAACAATTAAATTTATCTGTTAAATATTATGCTAAACAAGATACTACAATAAATTATTGTATGCAAGTTTTATTAGATAAGGAATCTTATAATAAAAATGATGAAATAATTGAATTTTCTATTGAAGATGTAGAACAAAATATTAGTAAAACAAATATAGAATTAATAGAAGGTAAAATGATATGTTTAAAAGATAATCGAGAAATTAATGATAATGATATAATAGAAATGAGATATAATAAAGATGCTAAAAATGGTATGATATGGGAACCACTTCGTGTAAGATCAGATAAAGGTGGTATTCCACAAGCATATCATATTGCAGTTGATGTATGGGATAGTATTCAAAATCCAATATTACCTGATATGATACAAGGTAAAATTAATATTCATAAAAAGATAGATGATTACTATATAAATAAAAGTAATACACAATCAAGTCCATTAAGAGATTTTCATAATTTAATAAAATCTAAATTAATTGGATTAATTGGTACTAGTTTTGAAAATAAAATTGATATAATGGATACATCTATTGGTAGAGGTGGTGATATTAATAGATATTTAAGATTAAATTGTAATTACTTATTTGGATTAGATATAGCTCCTGTTGATAGTGCTTGTGAAAGATTTTATAAAGGTAAAAAAAAGATTACAAAAGGAGTATTTATAAGATATGATACATCTAAAAGTATTGAAAATGAGTTAGGATATATTGGTACTGATAAAGAAATGGAACATTCAAAAAATATGTTAAATATATTATATAATAAAAAGAGATCAATTCCTAAAAAATATGAAAATATAAGAAGTAGATATAGTTCTGTAGCTACAAATGGTTTTGATATAATTAGTTGTCAATTTTCATTACATTATTATTTTGAAAGTGAAAAAACACTTCGAACTTATTTAGAAAATATAACTAGTGCTTGTAAAAAAGGAGGGTATTTTATAGGAACTTGTTATGATGGTAATAGAATATTAGAATTATTTGGAGATAAGAATAAAATAGAGTATACTAAAAATAATGAGACTATTTATAAATTAGAAAAAGTTAAAATTTCTAATTTTAAATACAATAAAGAAAATATTAAAAATATGTTTGGAAATAGTATTAATGTATTTATGGATTCTATTGGTAAAGTATTTACTGAATATTTAGTACATTTTGAATTCTTTATAGATATTATGAAAGAATATGGATTTGAATTAGATATGCCGACTAAAAATCCTATTAATTATAGTAAATTTATAAATAAACCAATTAATTCATTTGAATCTATATTAAAAAATTTATCTAATATAGAAGATAAAGAATTAAATACATATTATAAAAATAGTTTAAATATATTAAAAGACAAAGAATTATATAATCTAAGTAAAACAAATAATTATTTTATTTTTAAAAAAAATTAAAAATTATTTATAAGTGAACAAATACTCCATCTTTATTTGGGAAATGGATCTTCATATATTTTTGAAGATTAAAATAAGTTAATTCATCTTTATCATTTAATCTTAATAATTTTTTTAAATCTTTGTTAGGTTTAATAATTCTCTTATCTTTTTCATTTTGTAAATTGTGTTCAACACAATAACTGGTAATTTTTTTAGTAATTTCAGTTCTAGCAATCAATTCATCCTTACCTAAATCAAAAAATTTCTTTAATTCATCAGATACAGGACCAGGCTTAGAAAATCCATTCAATACTCTATCGGTTTTTTTAGCATTTTTATTTTTTTTTTTTAATTCTTTATCAACAACCTTTTTGTCTTTCGCAATTTGCTTTTCTAATTTGGATACGTGACTCGTTAATCCTTTAATTAAAGTCATAGCATCTTTTAATGCAGTAGAGAGACTTTCAAATTCTTCAGTATAATTAAAAATATCATCAGTTTTACTTTTAGGTGACGAAACTTCTTCAACTTCTACAGGAGCAGGAGCTGGAGCTGGAGCTGGAGCTGGAGCTTTAGTCGTTTTGGTTTTCTTTTTCGATTGTTTGGTGGATGGTTTCTTAGTCGGAGGCATATTATTTATAAATAATAATAATTTAAAAATTTAATAATTTAACCGCATTTATATACTATATGTTATCCAACTTGTATGTGCATCAAAACAATTCTTATTTACCTGTGATAATCCTATAATAAAGTACATATACCCTAATGATTTAAAACCATTATCATTACAATTACTATATATTTTATTTAGTTCGTTTATTATTACATTTCTTAAATCATATCTACTATTTAGTTTAAATACATCATTTACAGATACATTATATAATATACCATTTGGAGGTGATATTTTCTTTTTAACATCTAATGTTAATTGAGCTCTATAATTCCATATATCTTCTAAAAATTTATATAAGTGTTTAAGACCATAATTAGTTAATTCATAAAACCATTTAATATCCATATAATATCCAGTTCTAGTCATTTCTGAAAATATATCAACTACTATTCTTTTTAATTGTTCTTCTTTTGTATATATTTTTTCTTCTTTATATTTTAAAGAAATTTTTTGTTTTTTAAATTTGTTTATTATAGATTTAATTCTATTTATTTCATTTACTGGTATTTTTTCTCTACTATATGGATTTAATATTTCTTTATCAGTTTTGAATAATTCTTTAATACTTCTAATATCAAAACACCATATATTATTATTTTCTTTATAAGAAATAAAATATTTAGTTTCTATTTCATTTATTGGTTCTAATGTATAGAAATCAATATCATTTTTTGATAAGGTACGATTTTTTAATCCCGGTCCTTTATTAAAATACAAATAATTTTTATAAAATCTTTGTATTTTAATAATTTTATTTAAATATAGTAATTCATTTGATAATATATCAAATAATTCATCTTTTTTTAAATTAGTATTTCTTTTTTTATCTAATGTTATCAAAGTATTTGATATATCTTTTTTTAAGTAATCTGATTTTTTATTTGTAAATCTATTTTTAACTATAATATTATTATTTACTAAATAATTTCTTTTGTGTTTATTACAAAATGGACCATATTTAACATTATTGTTATTGCAACATGGAAAAATACACATATTTTTTGTATATATATATATTAAATTAAAAATTTTTAAATAATTATTTTTTAGAATAAAATAAATAAATAAATAAAAAAAATTTGAAATTACTTAAACATATAATAAGTATAATATAAAATCAAGAACGGGTAAGAAAATGGCAACAAAAAAACAAAACAAATACAACATTCTTAAAATAAATGAATTCGAATTAGACAAAATCAAATACTCACCAATTAAAGCACTTGACAACGGAGCAAAAATTTCATACATTAATTACGAAACTGACAACAACCCTATTAGATTGCAAACATCTGAATGTGAACTACCATTTGATGCTGGATATTTTCCAGATGCTAGTAAAAATTCGGGTAAATTTTCAATTAAAATTTCCCTTCGCGATAGCAAAGAATTTTCAGACAAGATTAAAGAATTTGATGAAAAGCTAAAAGAAGATGCTCAAAAGAATTCAAAAGATTGGTTTAAGAAAGCAAAAATGTCCTCATCTGCAATTGAAGCAATTTATACGACTATGCTAAAAGAATCAAGAGATGTTGAAACAGGTGAACTTGATAATAAATATCCTCCTCAATTTAATTACAAGGTAGTTATTAGAGATGGAAAATGTGATTGTGGATTTTTCGATGAAAAGAAGACTAAGATTGATGTTCCAAGTTTAGATGGAGATATTAGTGAACATATGCTAAGTCGTTATTTGGTTAAGGGTGCTAAGATTAAGGCTCTATTGAAATGTAATGGTATTTGGATCTCTGGTAATAAGTTTGGATGTACTTGGAGGGCAGAACAAATACAAATTACTGTACCTGTTGATATGGGAGACGAATTTGCATTTAGAGATTCTGATGAAGAAGAAGAAGAAGATACTTTTATTGAAAGTGATTCTGATGATAATTCTGATGATTCGTAAATCATAAAAAAAATATAATAAATTATATTTAATTAATTTTAATTTTTTTCTTTTTACTTCTTTTTATTTATTTTTATTATAATAAAATTTTTATATTTTATTATAATATAAGATGACTTCGATATTTGGAATTACAGCGATAGATATTTTGAATGATAAACATTTACTTTTTGCATTATCCTCTACAATAATGTTTTTAATATTTTCATACCCTCCTCTAGTTAGAACAACTTCAAGAATTATTAATAGTATTACTGGTAATTTAGTTCCGAAGACTTATACAGAAATGAGTGTTTTATTATTATATAGTTTATTTTTTGGATTTTCGGTATATGTATTTTCCGTCCATATTTTTGATAAATTAATCACAACAATTAGAAATGTTGGAAATACTATTACAGGAGGATTAGGTATAGGTAATCAACAACCTCCTCCAGTTGTTGCTCCAGTTGTTGCTAACAACAGACCTGCTAACAACAGACCTGCTAACAACAGACCTGCTAACAA